AGAAGATAATGGGAAACCATCAATGATTGGGTTCTCAATATCATTAGTGTGGATGTTATCAAACGCTGGGTTCAATACAAACTTAACGTTAGCCAAGAAAGGAATAACGTATTGAGTGTATGCAAAACCAAAGTTTAGATCCATACCTTTACCAGTGATTGCTCCTACTTCTGATGCATTAATCACCAAGCCAGAGTTAATAGCTTCACGCTTAATAGCCTCGTTAACAAGCTTCATACCACCAAGACCGGTTTGTACAACCAATTCACGCTTAGGATCTGGACCTTGAAACTCAACTTTACCATTAAAGAAGTTAAAGATCTCAGACTTAAACAAGTCAAGATTGAATGAACCTTTGTTGTAGATACGCTTGTAAGAGTTATCCAACTGCTTCCAAAGACCTACTGACAATCTGATGTCATCTGGACCATCTTGCTTAACTTTACCACCTTGACCCCACATTAGGTAAGTCTCAATGTCGTTAGCAATCTTGCTCAAATGAGCTGCTTCCATAGAAGTCAAGAATGTACGAGTAAGCTGTCCTGATTCGTAAGCTTTCTTTACATAGTCTTTACCCATAGTAGACGCCATAGTTTCCAAACTTGAAACTGAAGGATCAACATTCTTGTCGAAGTTTCTCCACATTTCAATAACTGGAACAGTTCCGTCAGCTTTCATTCCACCTTTCATCATCAAGTCAGCTCTAGAGCTTACAGAATAATGAACGTGAGCTTCAGCACCACCTACATAGTTGTAAAATTCACGGAAACCTGCATTAATGTTACCGATATCAGAGAAACGCTCACCGTATTCACCACGAGCAGAACCTTTACGGAACACCTTAGTACCAACTTTAAGATATTTGTTATCCAAATACTTAGCGTTGTCGTTGTTTACCAACTGAACAGTATAGATAAAACCGTCACCTGCTGGGATAATATCGTCAGCTGTGATGTACATTTCCACACCATTGTACTTGTCATAAGTGATAATATCACCATGACCAAAAGAACGCTTATTAATTTTAATCTTGAAGGCTTGACCATCAATACCTTTAGTGGCATTAGCTGATTCAATATCTTCTGTAATGTATGGGAGATCCTGCGTTACTGGAATCTGCCACTTGTACTCACCACGTGCGTTATCTACTGAGATAACGTTCTTACCGCCAAAGCTGGACATTTGGTACAAAGGCATTTCTACTTTTTGTGCCATAGCCCATAGATCTACTGGACCTAAATCTGTAGGTTCAGCTGACTTTAGCAAGTTTGAAAGGTGGTAGCTGTCTACGTGTGAGCTAGTCTGGTAGCTGGTATCTCGTAGAAATATACCATTGTTCAAAACTGGAGTTGCCATGAGGCTTTTAAATTTAAAGGGTTAATAATAAATGATTTAAGTAAATTAGCGTTTAAATATGTTAGTCGGTCTTACTAGCTTTCTAGACTTTTGCTGCTCATCATCATCTTGATAAGTAGTTGTATTTTTTCTAGACTGTTCAGTTTTCAGATGTCTAACTGTTTGTTCTACTGCTTGGTTCTTTCCTTGTTTAGTTAACGTCTGACGATATTCATCAGGGTTAGATAACAACCAAAGAGCTTCAGCAATCAATGGGTAGTTTGGTTCTACAAACTGGTACTTCTCTAAAAGATGACCCAACAAGTTTGTTGGACGACCACTAATAGATGGATACTGTGGTTGTACAAGACCGCTATATAATTGAGCTTGAGTCTTTTTATCCAACTTTAATCCATTGATTTCAGCAGGTCTAAGAGCTTCAAATACATTTTGCATGTAAGCTTCAGCTGCTTGTTCCTGTTGTTCTTTTCTAGCTTCTTGTTCAACAATCTGACTCTTTACAATTTCTTCTTGCATAGAATCAAGCTTTGGTTTGAACTGTTTAGCTTTTTTCTCTAGTACTCCTAGATCTTTCCAGGTAGTTACTTCTTCATCAATCTCCTCTTCGTTACCAAAACCAGTAGCTTGTAAGTATGATCTTACAATACCTTCTTGGTCATTTTCATCTTTAGGATTCAAAGATCTAACTTGTTCTACCTGAGCTAAAGCTTGGAAAAGACCTTTAAGATCTTGCCCACCGTCCATCACATACTTAGCTGCATATTGCAACTCATCTGGTAAAGCTTCAAAAAACTCTTTTGGAGTTTTAGCTGCCACCTCAGATTTCATGTTATCTACGTTAGCTTGCCATAGTTCCTCAACATCTTTTTCTGCAAGACCACCTAAGTAGTCTTCAAGAGATTGATTGCTTTCATCATAGTCATCAAAAGCAAACATTTCTTTTGACTCTATGCGTTTCTTAAGAAACTCTACTAAGCCAGACTTTTCTGTCTTAGGTCTTCCACCTTTAGATTTAGACGGCTGATCATCATCTTGATCATTATCATCTACATTTACAAGGTTATTGATAAAGTCTTTAGATGCCTCTTCATTCTTAGGGGTATCATCTTTATCATCATCTTCATCTAAAAAGTTTGTGTCAAACTTCTCTTGACTAAAGATGTTAGGTTTCGGGTCTTTCTTATCTTCAGTAGTAGGAGTAACGATGCTGTCTGCACCAGGTGCTCCTAACCAACTATCAATATCAAGATCCACTTGCTGTACAGAAGTCTGTACATTGGTTTGATTATCAGTCATTTTGTTTGGTTTTTTTGTGTATCTCTACATAATTAATATACAACTTAAATCTTAAAAATTTACTTATCCGCTGATATTTTTATCTAAGGTGCGGATAATAGAGCTATAACTAACCCTCCTTTTTCCTAGAAGATTTAGCTACGTCATATTTGTTTTTATTTTCTCTAGCAATCTGTAATTGTTTATCAGCTATTTCTTTTCTAGTCTGTAACTCTTCACGATTAATATTTAACTTTTGTTGGTTAGTAGCATTTTTATTTATCTCTTGCTCACGTTTAAAGTTCATAGTGTCTTGATAGTTATCCTGTTTTTGGATATTAACCATAGCATCTTGATAATCAGACATTTGGTTTTGATTAATATCTACACCAGCTCCAAGACCGGCTGATCTAATCTCAGCTACAGTAAGTTGGGTTTGTCTGTCCAAATCAGCTTGTTCAGCTCTAAACTGTAGGTCCATCTGTTTTTGACGTTCTTGAGACTCAAGCATTTCTTGCTGCATCTGTTGTTGTTGTTGCATCTCAGATTGTTTCTGAGCAGTAGTCTTCTCTTCAGCATCTTTAAGGACACCAGTAAGTTCTGCAATAGACTCAGACTTAATAACATTACCAAGATCATAAATAGATGCACCCATAGTATTATTACTTACAGCTAATTGTTTAAGCTGTTCCATAATAGCTCTTGAGTTAGTCTTTGTAGTGCAAAAGATATTTAAGTCACGCATTAACAAATTAGTACCGTTCATTTCAAAATTAACTTTTTCATCTGAACCAGTGATATATTGTAACCTAATACTAGATTTATTAGAGTGGTAGTATTGTGCCAAGTCTGTACGCATTTGGTGTACACGTGGCATTAGATTATCTGAGTGTTGAATAAAATATTGTTCTGTCTGTGCATAAGAAGCATTCATAGCTTGCTCTACTCCTGTAGCTGTTTGTTGAGCAATAGTTTGACCCATACGTTGTGGGTTAAGACCAATCACTTCAAAAGCTTGATTTTTAAAATAACCAGCTAAGTTAACACGAGAAAGCAATCTATTAGTTTGTTCTAAGTTCAACACTTGGTAGTGTTGGAAATTAAGAGCATTCTCAGTGTTAGTAATAGAAGTATCCAATGGTAGCATCTGAAAGTTCTTCATAGCCACATAGGCTTTGGCCAGATTATTTTTACCCCAGTCTTCTCCCATAGAGTGACGTGGTAAAGAGTTCTGGTCCAACATGATAACCGTACCAAGCTCATCAACCAAGATGTCTGCTATTTGGTTATTCACTATATTGTAGCCTATCTGGTATGGTTTCATAAGATCTACCAATGAAATACTGCGGGTGTTACGATCACCAAATACAGAACCTTCCACTGGTAACTTACAACCATATAATGTTGCATCTCCTTTAAATTGGAACGGAACTCTTCCTGGTTTGCCCCCATTGAGTCCTAAATAAATTGGATTGATGCCACCTGGATTATTCATGCCCCAGAAAGCTGGTCTATTAGGGCCAATCTTAACACCGCCCCAAACTTCATTAATCCAGATCCAATCAATATGCTCACCAAAGATTAAATTATCTTTAGATTTTTCTTTATATATGGCAGTATTATACAAAGGCTTGTCAGTAACCTTGTACTCTTCTGAAATTATATCTTGTATAGTTTCTCCTTCTTCTGTAATCTTAGTTAAGTGTCCTATTTTACGTTGACTCTTCCAATAAATTGTAGAAATACGTAACAAATGAGATTTACCAAAATCTACAGTGTCTTCTGAATCTGATAAAATCCACTCTACAATATCTCCTGTACCAAACTTAGTATCGTATAAAGAAGCATATTGTCTGTATCCCAATGATGGCATTTGTGTGTTCCATTCATGAGATCTAGTAGGATCGTAGTATGTACCATCATTTTGGTATCCTTGTACAGCATAGCCTGCTGAACGAACCGGATAGATGGCTTCTAAGGACTCCAATTGTTCTCCGGTCATCATCCATCCATACTTGTCAATAACGTCTGATACAGACATCATATCCATCTTACCAACCCAATTTCCTTGAGAAATGTACCTAACATCTGGAGACTTGTGATAGAAGGTCAACAATGGGTTCCAAAGTTCTAATTCATAATCATCTTCTTTCATGTTAAAATGCCAGAACTCACGATCTGTAATCAACATGTCTCTAAATGCACGTTCTTCTAATTCTTGTAGTTTAAATCTTTCCTCGTCTACAGACATCTGATGAGTAGCCCACTCCTCAATCATAGATCTATAATCTTTCTTAAAAAAAGACTCTATTTCAGGTAGTGTTTTAAGGTTTTCTTCACTCATCATTTGTTGAGCTTCTTCTGATTGAAAGTCAGCTCCTTGACTCATCATCTGAGTCATCATTTTCATTTGAGCTTGTTGTACTAATACATCTTCAATCATTTGACGTTTAGCTTCTAACATCTCATTATAAGAGATATCATCTACTGCTCTAAACATAATACGTGAGCTTCTTTTAGAAAACTCATTACACAATACGTTAATTACGTTAGGAATAATAGGATAAAATTTAAGCTCTAATGCAGACTCATCTTCTTTTGTAAGAGTATCAATAAGATCTGCCATCTCATTGTCTTCTTCTACAATGTAATCAGCTTTATCAATAATACCCTTAGCAAGCTTGTAGTTCTTCATAAGTCTACGAGCATTCCGTCTTAGCTGTTTCATACCCTGAAACTCTAGCCAATCTAAGTTCCAAGCTCTCCACTCCTCGTTTTTTTCCTTTTCAGATATAAACTGGATAGGTTGGGTAAGTGTACCCATTTTATTATAATCTGCTTTTTTACCAGATTTAAGATCTAGAGCATTGTATATCTGCATGATATTTAATTATTTAAGTCTGCTGAGTCACCAGCGATATTTGTAATAGTAGAGCTGCCTGACGTAGAAATAAAAGATGGCGGTGAAACATATGTACCTGTAGTTGTATTAGCAGTATTCCAAGTTCTAAATGGAGGGTTAAATGTAAGAGTGCCATATCCACTACTAGTCCCAATAGTTGCAGGCTTAGTTTCTTTCTCTTCATCCTTTAAAAGAAGCAAAGCTTCCTCAAGGGTTAAATAGTTTTCTTTAATCAATCTAGAAAGAATAGTTACTTTTTGAGCGTGAAGTTCTTGATTTTCCATAATTATCTCATATTTTTAAAAGGATTACGTGGGGATTTTTGAATACCTCCATTACCTTTAGAGCCACCTATATGTCTAAAGGGGCTCCAATTTAATTTACTAAATTTCTGGGAGTTATCCAAGTTTTCTTTTGTAACTTCTACACGTTTAGTCAGTCCTCTATTACTTTGTTGCACCTTTGCAAACGCTATAAGGGCACAAAATGCTACTAAACGGTCAACGTTTAGACCTTCTCTGTATGCCTGCATTTCTTTTAGAAGCATTATATCAGGAATACGCTCAACTCCGTAGATTGTCTTTACAATGTCACCATTTTCTTTGGTCTCATGGTCTAACTCTTCTTGTAAGAACTCTATACCATAAGATAGTACATTTCCTTTAAAAAGTGTACCAACATTTTTCCAACCGTATTCTTGAAACACATTTCTATTAGCACCAATATCTTTTAAGAATAAGATCATATCTTTTGGTACTAAGTATCTTTGTTTTCTTTTTGATATCATGTACTGAATAAACAAAGCTACGTTATTTTCTACAACTGTCCATGCGTTATACCATTCTATAAGAAGCTCTAGACGCTCATGGGTTTTGTTAAGATCATCAAAACGTCCACACCATGATGCTACGATCATGTCACGTTCTATTTCATTTTTAACATCTCCATTACCATTATCTTTAATTATCTCTACTGGATTCTTATATACGTATATAGAACATAGTGAATCAGATGTAGTAGTCTTTCCTTCACTAACAGGGTCCACAGAAGCATAGTACATCCCAAAAGGAGGATCTTTATGAGGTCTTTCATAAATACATAATACTCCTTCTTTATCTTCTGTCTTTTTAGATACAGGAAAATCCATAATAGGAATCTTTCTAGAAGGTTTGTCTACAATCTTACCCTCAGCATTTCGAGATAGCTCAAGATATTCTACAGGATATTCTTTATCTTGAATACGCTGCATCTGTCTAGCTACCAAGTGTGGAGGAAACACACTCACCTTACGTGTAGCAAATGCTTCTTCAATACAACGAGGTTGCTGAGAAACTGTTAATTGATAAGCTGCCGGATCTAAATCCTTCTTCATTTTATCAAACTCTTTCTCTAGTGCCTCTAAAGCTTCTTCTACTTTAGAGTTACCCCACTGATCTATGTACGGAGGCATAGACCACTGTTCAGGAATAAACAAACCTGTCTTTCCTATTGTACCATCTTTATCAACGAGATTAGACTCTACAGCATAAAATCCATTTTCTTCTGGATGCATGATGTATTCTTTCATAGGCTCGCACTGGTCTAAATCACCGACAGATCCAGCTGCAATAAACTGACCCGTAATCATATGACCAGACTTCAATGCTGGTTTCATAAACCCGTAAGTATCGTCCATCTTTGGAGCAATACCGGCTTCCTCATGAAAGAAATAGGTGACAGGTCCACCGACACCATGTGTCGGATCTTTCTCAAAAGAGTATAGGTTAATCGTGGATTTCAAACCTCTATAAGTGTCACGACCACCCATTCTCACTTTAATCTGTTGCTGCCAAGCTCCTACCTTGTCTGGCTCTGCTGGTCTGTACCATGCAGTGTGTTCATTTAAAAAGTTCTTGTATTCACCAAGAAACTTCCATGAACCTTTCTCATTAATGTAATCCTTTAGACTAGCTCCTATCTTCAATACAGCTCCTTCTTCAAACCAATACTGGTTGATTAGTTTAGCCATATGAAAGTATGAGGACGCTATCTGACGCTTCTTTAGAATAATGGCATGCTTCCAATGTAATTCTGCTAAATGCTCATATAGAGCCATGTGATACTGTGCATCTCTCACCTTAGCAAAGTCAAACCTCTTTTCTTCTTTATCATAGATAGGAAGAAAGTTCAACCACATGTAATAGTCTCTAGAAATAAACCAAGAATTGCCAGCATCTTTAATGATCACTCCATTACGACATTTGTTTTTTTGATCATTCCAGTATGTAATAAAGTCTTTACTCTTTATAGGTGCTGCACAATAATATCCTTGTTTTTGAAACTTGCGTCCTTCTTCATTAAAGATCTTACTAGTTTCGTTAAACTCATACTGACCTGGTTCTTTAAATACAGATAAAAGAAAGTCTCTAAACTCTTCTCTTGTATAGAATGTAGTTACATCCCATACACCATTCTCGTATGTAGGTATTTCTTTATACATTACTTCTTAATATCACTACTAGTAATCTGATCAATTAAGTCTAGGTTTCCTTTAGATCTTTGCAATAATTCTAAAATAGTATTAATACTTTTACTACGCAATACTCCTTTTATATCATAATTACTCCAATAGTCAGTGTATAAATCTCTAGGAACAGCAGTCCAAAATGATGTGTGTGGATTAAAATGAAATACCCAGTTAAATAAATGATCATCACCAATAAGATCTTTTTTAACTTCGTAATCTGTGTAAACTTCTTGTGACATATTTTTAATATTTAAATGTTTTTAGGAAAGCAGAAGATGGGTGCGTGGACATCTGCTTTTACAACTGGCATTTCTAACCGATTAGGTCGACATAATAGCTCCTATTACAGATCACATAATAGACCCCTTCCCAGTTAACCTATGCTGTAGAGGATGGACTCGAACCACCAAGTGGACTTTAGGAACAGAACATGATAAGTGGTCAACCCTAGTTGCTTACACGCCCCTTATTCTGCCTTTATCAGTAGCCCCACACCCACGAGACAGGTGGGCACGTTTGCCAATTTCGTCACTCTACAATTAGAGGTGAGTACAAGAATCGAACTTGTCTGAACGGTTTTGCAGACCGCTATATAACCTCTCTACCAACTCACCTTATTGATCATAAGCTAGATTCTGACCCCCTCTAACTTGTGATTGTTGCTCTTCTAATAAATCTCTGTAGACCCCCTTAAAACTTTGTCTAACAGTATCAAATCTTTCTGCTATTCTAAGTATAGCCGTAGCAGATCCATCCCTTCCAGAGGTCACCTTTTCGGTAGCCATGAATCCTGCCATATTATCTAGTGCAATCTTAATACCTTGGTATGCTCTATATGTAGGAGTCTCATACAGTTTTTTACACATTCTTAATCCATTCACTACAAGATCATCTTCTGTAGAAAAATCCCCGTCTACTTCTGATATAATGATTTCTTCTTTGTCCATTTCCGGTACATCAAAAAAAGGATTTAAATCTGGATTAGGACATGTCATATAGAACAAATATGTAAATACCTTTACAGACTCATCACCATACTCATCCATTATATCTTTTAAAAACTTTAATGTGTAGCAATGCTCACTAGGAACCAGCTTACCATTTTGTATATCAAATAGTCTAATCATTTTTATTTTTGTTTATATCGTAATAGTACGAATCTGTATCTTCACTTACCCATCTATCAGAAACTGTCTCAACAGAAACTAACTCAGTGTCTACCTTTATATCTTTTATGTTGATTGGAAAATCTTTTGTAACCCAATTAGAATCTTTCCAAAATATTCTATTGTTTGGCTGACATAATAAATAACCATCATCAGCTACTAGAATATGACCACACTTATAATCACTAGGCTCATCTGAATAAGCATTGTTATACCAATCTACTGTAAATAAATAAGTAGCCCAAACTTTGCTACCATCCTTTAATACTACTTGACATCTTCTTTCATACAAATAGTTATAGGTAATTACAGATACATTCTCACTAAAGCAATCCCATAGTTGTTTAAAGTGAAAAGGAATATCTTCTATTGGTTCTTTTATAAATATTTCACTAAGCGGTACTCTACTCCTCATCATTCCATAGTCTGTCATAATATGGAATGTAAGTATCTTTCCAGCTATTGACTGTATCCCAAACAAATAAGCATTATGAAAAGTATCACGGTCTTCTTCTTTATGAGTGAAGTGTGACAATCTAACTAAACATTTTACGTTATCTATGTTGTGATTTAATACCATTAGTGTTTTTGTTTTAGTTTATCTCTATTATCTTCTAGCCAATGAAGTAAAGATATAACTTCTGATTTCAAATATGGTAGGTCATACTGAATAATATCTTTTACTATAGGATCACCATTTGTATCAAGAGCGGTGATCGGATTACCAAACTTATCTTTACCAACTTCTTCAAACTGAATATGATGTATAGTGAGTATTCCTGGTTTAAGTTTTGGGTTGTGCTTTAATATAATATACATGTACAAACTTAATTGTAGTGCATAGTGGTTTACATTACAATCATCTAAATGACTAACAGGTGAATACATCTTAGTAGTGATTCCTTCCCAATTAGTAAAACCTTCTGTCTTAATTTCTTTGTTGGTCTTGTAGTCTGTAATATGGACTTCTCCATTGATCACCTCAACAAGATCTGACTGACCACAAAGACCAGCAGATTTTAGGTAAACCATGTGCTCAGGATATACACCATCTGTGAGCTTCTGGTTTGGAGAAACCTTAACACCGTCAGTCTCAATTGGTTTAAAAATAGGAACAGTGTTACCATGTCTTTCTATTGTCTCTAATGAACATATATCTGATTCTCTACAATTGTGATACCATGTTCCTAGTGTTGTTGCACGTAATGCTTCATTAGACCATGCTAGTTTAATTTCTTCTGGCGTCATGCCGTACCACTTTGACTTCTTAGATTTAGATGTCTTTTCAGCAATCTTATCTGCGTCAAATGGTTGTTTAAAGTTACCAATAAACGATGTTACAGATACCCATTTAATATCTTCTTGTTTATCTATACTTGTGTAACTGTGATCATGTGCTGTGAATGTTATAATGCTCATATGTTTGTTGTTTATATTCCTAACTTCTCGTTAATTAAATCTTCTTCCTCTTGTGTCACTTCTGCTTTCCAATGTCCCATTGGGCAATCTGAAGATAGTGATCTAGTTTTAAATTTTAAACTACACCCACATCCACCAAGTTCTTGATTACAACAAGGAGCTGTTCCTGGAACTAGACATCCTTTATCATTTTCTGTATATAAATCACAGAAAAAGCATGTATCCATTCTACGTTTAGCAATGTCTTCTACATCCTCTCTCTTAAAGATAGAATTAGCTACCCCCTCAAGAATCTGACCCTTTGCTTTCCAAATTTGTATTATGTTCTCTTTTAGACTCATCACTTTTAGTTTTATGTAACTTGATAAAATCTTTTCTTTGATTTTCTTCTTGTAATAACTTTTCCACTGCCCTTAAATCAAACAATGTTTCTGCTGTTTTAAATCTAGCAGTCATTTGCTGTAAACCTTTTTGTCTATTGTTTTCTTCAAAGCTTTCTAGCATTTTTATCTTATCTTGTATTTTCCAATGCTTGATTGTAAAGTCTCCTAGATTAGTTATGTGTATGCGAGCATGTTTTAAACTAGCCAAACTCTTTCTAACTTCTTGCCAATAAAAGCTAGTAATCTCTTTTACAAGATGCTCACTAATGCCTGTTTGCTTAGCAACTTCCTCTATAAGATCTTTTGACTTCTTAGGCTTCAACGCTTAAAAATTTATAATCTAATAAAATGTTTCCTTGAGCATGTAGCTTAAGATCGGAACTAATAGAAATCCTTTTCTTATTCTTTCCTTCCTTCTTAATCAATCCTTTCTTTTCAGCTTTTGTCAAACAGTTACGTACAGACTGCGTGCTAGAAAAAATCTTTTTATCGTGTGCTCTATTACAAAAATATGTTAGCTCTTGTTCCCCTTCTATACCCAGAAGTGTGAGGCAGTTTAGATCTGCCTCACTTACTGATATGTCAAAGAGGTAACAATGCGTGAGAATCTGATACTTGACAATCTGCCAAGTGGTCATTTTCACTCTCTTATCTACCTGATTAACTAGTGCCATTTTTTGTTACTTTATTTTTCTTTCTTTAATGATCTTTGCTTCTCTACAGGAGGCATAGAAGGAATGATCACTTCATCCCCCACCTTAATACCTTCCTCACTAAGCTCTGGATTATTATCCATATCTTCCTGAGTGATTGTGTGAGGAGTACCTTCTGGTCTTTCCCCACCCTGCTGTGTCATTTGCCCAATAAAAGCCAAAGCTTTTAATTCTTCTGCTTTAGCTACAGCTAGTTTAGTGTTTAACTCTTGAAGCTCATATTGTACTTTCTTCACTTCAATTTGCTCGTTAAAGAAAGATACTAGTTCTTCTTTAGTAGGAACTTTCTGCTCCTCTTGCGTTTGGTTTGTGTTCATCGTTTTTTATTTTATTGGTTAAAAATTTAAATCTTCCCCACCCTTTTGTTCTTTAGGAGGAGGTGATAATATAAGTGTAGGTTGTTGACTATAATCAACAAACATTTGTTGAAAGGTCTTATACTGAGTATCTATAATGTAGGTGTCCCCGTGCTCAGTAAAAATCGTGGTGCAATTATAAACCAAACTATCCTCTTCTAGAGATGTAAGCTTACAAGCGACCACTATACCCATGTGAAATGCAAAGGACATCCACTGACCCCTGTCTTCTAGCCCCATAAGCTCCACCTTTTCAATATCTAAAGCGTGACAATGGATGTTACAAGTGTGTATCATATAAATTTCGTTTATAGTATAATATACTTATTAGGTTTAAACTTAGCAAATTTAATTATAAAAATCCAACTAAGCAAGTTTTATTTTTTAAGCTAGTTATTTTTAACCCCCCCCTCCTAAACACTCCATATTAGAGAATGTGATGACCTACTAATCATCTGCTCCCCCACTTAAATCTAGACGGGGATCACCCCCTATACAATCACACATTTAAACAAAAAACACAATGATGTATTTCGTAAAAAACACAGACAAAGGTATTGTAGTAGTAAATGAGAAAATTACTACCAAAGTAGTAACCTTTAAAGGCGGTATCAAGCGTACCGTGAGCACACAAGTATCCGACCTGAAGTTCGGCTTCTTCGCAGTAGAGAACCCTAGCGAGCTAGGCTATGAGAAAGGTGAGGCAGTACCTGTGGTACTATCTGACAGTCTGATAGAAGGTAGTCTTTATTGGTGTAACCCAGAGTAATCTGGGGTGGGCCTTGGTAGTACATGCAGCTTATCTTTA